ATCAAAGCTCGTAAAAAACTTACGTTAGCTGAAAGAGATGTTCTATACGAAAACAGAATTAACCCAATCGCTACATTTACTAGTGATGGTATTAAAATCTGGGGTAATAAAACTCTTCAAATTAAAGAAACTGCTCTTAACAGAATCAACGTTAGAAGATTGTTGTTGCAAGCTAGAAAACTTATCTCTGCTGTATCTATCAGATTGTTGTTTGAACAAAATGATGCAGTTGTTAGAAACCAATTCTTATCTCTTGTTAATCCAATCTTGGATAACATCAGAACTGAAAGAGGTTTAACTGACTTCCGTGTTGTTCTTTCAAGCAGCCCAGAAGATATCGACAGAAATCAATTGACTGGTCAAATCTTCTTGAAACCAACTAGAAGTCTTGAATTCATACAAATTGAGTTCGTTATCATGAACACTGGTGCTTCATTCAATAACATCTAATCTAATCAAAAATAAACATAAAGGCTCCAAATTGGGAGCTTTTTTGTTTTATAACAATATTTATAGAGAAAGTAATCATGGTTAAAATAAAAATAACATCGGAGCAATACAAAGCTATTTTATTACGTGAACAAGAAACCCGTTTAAAGGTTTCTAATAGCGTTTTAAATGAAAACCTAGACTTAGGTCCAGAACTATTAGAAGAAGGCTGGAAAGAGGTTGTTTTGGGTGTTGCAATGCTTATGGGTGTTGGTTTGACTGGTCCTAATAAAGCGATGGCTCAAGACGCACTTAGCAATGAAAAAACCATGGCTCAAATCAAGACAACTCTTGAAGACGAAACCAAAACACAAGAACTAGCAAAAGCTTTCCAAGAAAAAGGAATGAAAAATCCAGATACTTTGTTGGCCAAAAACGCTGAAAAAATCAAAGACAAATTCAACGAAATTGCTAAAGATAACCATATAAAATATAATGTTAATACCAAGGTTGTTGATAATTTGGTTAGTTTGGATTCTGAATTAGCCAAAGGATATGCTTTAAAAAAAGCTGATTTGAATGCTGATAAGAATAAACCAGACTCTGTTAAAACAGTTATTGTTATAAAAGATTCTTTAAAATTAGAATTGAGCAGTGATGATTTATTTATCAATAATGGTTCAACATTAAGTTCTGATGGAATTAATATTATTAAAAGTATAATTGATGAAATTTTGCAAAAGAATGGAAAAATACTTTCAATAAATATTGAAACGTCTACTGATGCCGAAACACATTCTAAACTTAAAACAGATGAAGACCAAACAGGTAATATACAATTAGCTTCTTTAAGAACAAAAAGTATATCTAACTTGCTTTCTGATTTGGATAATGATATTAGAATTACTCATCGAGAAATACCTAATAATGGTTCGGACGTTGTTAATTATCAAATATTTAAAAAATATAAAAAAGATGAAAAAACCTTAAAAGCTTTAAGGGAAAAGACTTTTGAGTTTCGTTATGTTAATTTAAAAATAATTTTTGAAATTCAAGATAAATCATCAGAAGAAAAACCTAAACCAGAAGAAGTGGTTAAAAAATATAGATTTGAGTTGACGAAAGTTGTCACATCTTCAGATAGCAAAAACAATTTAAAATTTTATCATAAAAAAATAAATTGTAAACACCAAAAAAATATTAATTTGATTAGGTGTTCTACTTTATAAATAAAGTTTTTTCAACTAAGTCATAAATTAATGAAATGATTTCTGGTATACCATATTTTTCACGCCATTCTTCGTCAGTAAGATTAAGACTCTTAACCTTATCAATATAAAGTTTATATAGTTTTTTATATTCTAATTCAACACCAAAATCTTTTAAAGAAAGATTTACCAAACTACATACCATATCACCAGTCACGTATGAAACATGTTCACAATCATCTAAAAATGTGTCTAATCTTTCATTATATTTTTTTTCTAACTCTTCTTTGGTAAAGTTTAATTTTTTCATTTTACAAAAGTACTAAAAAAAAACCACAAAAGCAAGTATATTTTGCTTTTTAACCATATTTATAGTAAAGAAAGATAATTTCTTAAAAAAATAATTCTTTAGATATTTATTATCAAATAAGAATACAATTTAAAAACACAAATACAACATGGCTGATTTATTAATGAAAATGCCCTTGCCTTACGAACCTAAGAAAAAGAATCGTTGGCTATTAACATTCCCAGCGGATTTGGGTATACAACAATGGTGGTTGGCATCTGCTTCAAGACCTTCAATCACACAAAATGAGGTTGAAATTCCTTTCCTTAACACATCTACATGGGTTATTGGTCGTTTTACATGGGAAGCGATTGACGTTACTTTCCGTGACCCAATTGGTCCATCAGCTGCACAAGCAATAATAGAGTGGGTTCGTTTACACTCTGAATCCATTACAGGTCGTCAAGGCTATGCTGCTGGTTATAAGCGTCCAGTTGAACTTGAATTATTAGACCCAACTGGTGTTGTTATTGAAAAATGGTTATTAGATGGTACTATGTTAACAAACGTATCATTTGGTGATTTATCAATGGATGACGATGCGATTGCTGATATCACAGCTACCTTGCGTTTTGACCGTGCAATATTGCTATTCTGATTTTATTTACTTTTAAAGCACTTAAAAAACTATATGAAAAAGACTTATTCAGTACAATAGTATTGTTTAAGTCTTTTTTTATTTTTATATGTTTACAAAAAAAATTTATTTATTATATTTATCTTTGTAGTTATAACAAAATTAAAAGTTTTTAAAATGGATAAAAAACCCAATGTATTTCCTAGTAAGGAACAAAAAGAATCTATTGATGAATCAGCTAAACAAGCTGCTTTTGAGGCTGAAAAGATGGCCGAAACACAACAAATATATTTAAATTCTATGTCACCACAAGATACACCATCTGGTCATTCTGATGCTGTTGAAATGATGAGAAGAAGAACAGAACAACAACTTAATATGAATAAGCAACAAGGAATGGTTAAAGACCAATCATTATCTGAAACGCCAGCACCAATTCCATTAACAAGGCAAGAACAAGAAATCTTAGAAATTAGAAAAAGAGCTGAAGAACAAATAAAGATTCGTGATGAGCACTTAGCTAAGAATTCAAGTCAAACACAAAATTATCAACAACAATATAATGAGGCTTATGATAGAAAAAATAACAATCAAAATATAAATCAAAATATGCAGACAAATAATTATCAGAGTCCAGCACAACAACCTATTACTCAGCCACAGAGTTATGGCCAAGTACCTTCAAGTATAAACCCACATATTCTTGAATTGAGTCAACCTAATTATAATTCTCCATTTGATGTTCTTCCTTTGCCATCAGAAGGTAAGTTATATAGGTCTAAGAAGCCAAGTATTAGGGTTGGATATATGACAACATCTGATGAAAATATTCTTACTAGCCCTAACTTATTAGAAAGTGGACAGTTTTTAGAAATACTTATTAATAGAAAAATTTTAGAACCAGAATTAAGGTATAAAGACCTTAATGTTGGTGATAGGAATGCAATTATGCTTTGGTTAAGGGCAACAGCATATGGTGAAATGTATCCAGTAACAATCTTAGATGAAAACAATGTACCATTTGATACTGAAATTAATTTAAATGAACTTAAGACAAAAAAGTTAGGTGCAGAACCAGATTCTGAAGGCTTAATATCGTTTGTTTTACCATTATCAAAAGCAAGTATAAAGTTTAAGTTAATCACATGTGGTGACTTAGATGATATTGAGGCTATGGTTAAGAGAGATGAAGAAAATAAATTACTAGTTAATAATTCAAACACTTATGCAATGGAAAGAATGATTGTAGAAGTTAATGGTGATAGAGATAGGTCAAATATTTTATCATTTATTAATTCTATGAGAGTTGGTGATGGTAAGAAGTTTACTGAGTATGTTGAAAGTATTTCTAGTGGTATCGATTTGGATATCGAGGTTCGGACTCCTGGAGGTGGGTCCGTAAAAACCTTTCTTCCACTTAACATCAACTTTTTTTGGCCTAACGCCAGAGTATAAAGTTCCATTACTGGAAGAAGTATATATTTGCATAAAGCACTTAGGATTCACTTATTCTGATTTATTAATGATGCCAACATATGAAAGGAGATTCTTTTTAGGGTTGTTGACAAAAGAGAATAAGATGAGAGAAGAACATGAAGAACAAATGAAAGAAAAAGCCCAAACAAAGGGTGGAAAAGGTTCTAGAACAACTAGAGTATCTGGAGATGCTTTAAAGAGTAGACTAAAAAGTGGAGAAATCCCAAATAAATAACAAATACCCATGTAATTCATGGGTATTTTTGTTTTAATTGATATTTATAACAAAACAAAAGACTATGAAAATAAGGATTACTGAAAATCAGTATGATTTGATTTTACGCTATATAAATGAAGCAAGGACTGAACCAAAACCAGTTCCATTAAAAAACTTTTTTAACGATAATAAAGGTGCTCAATTTTTTGCTGTTATGCAAAGAACTAATGGTGGTTCAGAAAGTGACTATGACTTTAAGATAGATGAAGTTAATGGTCATATGATTCTAAATGATATTAACAAAAATACAAAGACTAAAGGGTGTAATGCCGATATTAATTTAGATACAATGATTTATGGTAACCAATTTAAATTAAAGTTTGGTTCGTGTGGTGATTTAACAATTAATAATGTAGTTGGTGTTAAGCTTTTTAAAGATGAAAACTCATTGAAATCAAATAATCCAATGGATACAATGGAAATTGAGCATGAATTTGATACTAGTGTTGATGAATTTGCAAAAAAGTATAAC